GGGCTCGGAGATGTGTATAAGAGACAGCCTTATAGCAGGTGCGTGCCTGACTTCCATATACATAGTGTTCCACTCAAATAATTACTAGATTTTCCGTAAACGATGACCTTTTTTTTCCAGAATAAGCCCTTTGTTTATTTCTAAAAAAATTTTTTGCAAAAAAAATCGGTTTTTTTCCTATTAGATGCTTGCATTATTCTGTCAAGAGCGTAAAGTCAGTAAAATCTAGAGATTCCTATCAGGAATATTCCTGTTTATATTCCTTCTTCTTAACATGTCATCTTAGTTTTTAGTTTAATTCTATCTAGGTAGAGTCCTATATAAGCAGAGTCCTAAGCAGGAAGAGTCCTAAGACAGGAATATTCCTGTAGAGAGTTCTATATTTAATTTGGAGAAGGTTATGCCCAAGAAAGCTGACGGTGTTAAGGTTTTTAGAAAAACCAAGTTACTTCCAAGAAACGCCGCAGTCACGCACAAGCCGGGCGGTAAGAAAAGATCAACTACAGTTATCACTGGAGAGCCTGTAAAGCGTGTAAAGCGTGCAAAAGAAAACCCTGTGTTTAATTACAGGCCAGACGATCCATTTCAGAATCTTGATAACGACTCTACTTACCCTTGGCGAAAAGAAAAAATGATGGCAGGCGGTGTTATCAAACCCAGAGGCCACGGGATGGCTCGCGGTGGCAGAGCCTGCAAAATAAGTTAAAGGTGGTAACATGGCTGATATAAAAAAAGCAGTGATAACGCCTGCAATTCAAAATCACCGCCAAAAGAAAATTGGAGAAAAGTAATGCCCAATAAACCATTAACCAAGGGAATGCCCAATAAACCATTAACCCCATTAACCAAGGGAATGCCCAATAAACCATTAACCAAGGGAGAGCGCACGCGACTGCGTGAGACCAACAAAACCATGGGGCGCACAGATCTCTTTGATATGCCTCCTCCGCTTCCTGACGAACCTGCTTTACTTGAGACTATCTTTGGTAGAGTAACCAAAGAAGAATTTGATAGAAGATCTAAGAATTTTGAAAAAAATATGGAAGAAGGAATAGAAGCATCTAAAATAAAAAAGTATAAAACAGGCGGTGTTATCAAGCCCCGTGGCTACGGCATAGCTCGCGGTGGCAGAGCTTGTAAGCTAAGTTAAAGAGAAACTCAACCCCTAAGATGAAATCGGAGAAAAGGCATGCCCAATGAAACATTAGCCGAAGAACGTGCAAGGCTAAAGCGTGAGACCAAAGCTTTAGGTAAGAACCTTGAAGGTTTGCGTAAGCCTGCGGTTAATGTTAGTGGGGATAAGAAGCCTGTTATGACGGCTAGAAAAAAAGCATTAAAAAAAGCAAAAGAAACAAAGTTTGAGCCAAGAAGCTTGTATGAAGAATATGTAACTGAGTATTCAAAAAAACGCAAACGTACTGGCGATCTAGCTGAAAAAATGAAGTCAATGACGAAAGATGAGCGGGATAAAGCGAAAGGCGACTTCCATTATGAAGAAGCGGTGAATAAATACCAAAGAGAAAAAACCAATCCTAGCTCATTTAGCCAAGCAAAAAGCAAGCTTTGGGATAAAGTTGGAGATGTAATTCGCAGTACAGGGTTTAAAAACACAGATTACGAGGATGATAAAATGCAAGCTCGTAAAGACATTAAAGGGTATAAAACAGGCGGCAAGATTCGTGGAGCGGGTATCGCTAAGAAAGGCATACGCGCTTGTAAAATTAGATAAGGAGCTTACATGTCTACATTAAAAATTCTACAGAATGGTACATTCGCTGATGGGGAAGATGTTTATCAGATAGGCTACGAGCTTAAGGATGGTTCCTTTGATATTGTTGAGTATGCTGTTATGCGTAAGGGTGTTGCAGAAGCTAAACTATCTGAGATGGGCGTAGCTGAACCCGTAGAGATGGAGAGAGCGCGTAATACCAAAGGTCGTTATGTAGCTGATGATGCTTCCACCCCTGATGTAAATGAGGCATACGTTCCTAAGAAAAAGGCACCTGCTAAGAAAAAAGCACCTGCTAAGAAAAAGGCACCTGCTAAAAAGAAAGCGGCTGTTAAGAAAAAGAAAGCATAAGGGGTTTTATGTCCGTCACGGATAAGGTTGACCCAGAGCTTTTAAAACAAATCCCTAGTCTGCCGTTAGAACAGCAGAAAGAGGTTCTAGGTCTATTAGAGGAGCTAGAAGAAGCAGAATCCAAGGAGAAGGCGAGAAATAGCTTCATGGGGTTCTGTAATAAGGTTTGGCCTGCTTTTATTGAGGGTAGGCATCACAAGATTATGGCAAACGCCTTTGAGCGGGTTGCTAGTGGTGAGTTGAAGCGATTAATTGTTAACATGCCTCCTCGTCACACCAAGTCAGAATTTGCATCTTATCTGTTACCTTCATGGTTCTTGGGTAAGTATCCACACAAAAAAGTTATTCAAACCGCTCACACTGCTGAATTATCAGTAGGTTTTGGTCGAAAGGTGCGTAACCTAGTAGACAGCGAAGACTACAAATCTCTTTTCCCCTCTGTCGGGTTGAGGGCTGACTCTAAAGCCGCAGGGCGATGGAGTACCAGTGCAGGTGGCGAATACTTCGCTATCGGTGTTGGTGGTGCTGTAACAGGTAAAGGCGCAGACCTTCTGATCATTGATGATCCGCACTCCGAGCAAGAAGGTCAATCGGGTGACCCCTCCGTTTTTGACAAAGCCTATGAATGGTACACATCTGGCCCTCGACAGCGACTTCAGCCGGGAGGCGCTATTATTATTGTTATGACTCGTTGGCATAAACGAGACTTAACAGGACAGATCATTAAGTCATCTGTCCAGCGTACAGGGACTGATGAATGGGAAGTAATTGAGTTTCCTGCCATTATGCCGTCAGGAAACCCTTTATGGCCTGAGTTCTGGCCGATGAAGGAACTGGTAGCATTAAAAGAAGAACTTCCCTCTTCTAAATGGAACGCCCAGTATCAACAGAACCCTACCTCTGAGGAGGGTGCGCTAGTGAAGCGTAACTGGTGGAAGATATGGGAGCGAGACTCGCCACCCCCTTGCGAGTTTATAATACAGTCTTGGGATACGGCATTTCTTAAGACACAAAGGGCTGACTACTCAGCGTGTACTACTTGGGGCGTATTTTACGCACCTGATGATGACGGTAAGACTGTAGCTAACATAATACTGCTTGATGCCTTTAAAGAGCGATTAGAGTTTCCTGAGCTTAAAAAGAAAGCCCAAGAGTTCTATGTCGAATGGCAACCCGATGCTTGCATCATTGAAGCAAAAGCCGCAGGAACACCCCTTATCTTTGAGCTAAGGGCAATGGGGATTCCAGTGTCTGACTACACCCCCTCTAGGGGCAATGACAAGATATCAAGGGTAAACGCTGTTTCTGATCTGTTTGCGTCAGGTATTATATGGCGGCCCGAAAGAAGATTCGCAGAGGAAGTGGTTGAAGAATTTGCCGCTTTCCCCGCAGGAGAACATGATGACCTTGTGGATTCATCGACTCAGGCGTTATTAAGATTTAGGCAAGGCGGCTTCCTAAGATTAACCTCTGATGAAGAAGATCGGCCTTTAGAGACAAATAGGCGAGCGGCTTACTACTGATGGATAACCTAGAAATTAGTCCGTGGAGAATTGATCAGTTATTAAGGCCGTTGTTTAGAAAGTTTTCAAAAGTAGGCGATAAAGTTTACTTTAAGAACAATCAATTCCCAATAACAAGAGAATTAGAGCAGAGTTTTAACATTATACGGTCTGAATTAGACCATATAATGAAAAGAATAGATGATTTAACGCCTTTTCAGGAAATAAGCCCTGATCAAAAGTATATTTCCAATGATGACAAGTGGAAAATGTTTTTCCTAAAGGCAGGCACTGTAAGGTTTGACAGAAATTGTCTGGAATGCCCGAAAACAATGGCAATTTTAGATAAAAACAAGCAGATTGTTTCGGCTTATTTTTCAGTGCTTGGGCCAAATAAAATGCTAATGCCGCATGAAGGGCCGTGGTGCGGAATTATTAGAATACATTTAGGGTTAATTATCCCAAAAGAAGGAAATGGTTGTACGCTTGTTGTTAATGGCGTTAAGCATCAGTGGGACGAAGGCAAGTGTGTTGTGTTTGATGACACCTATGAGCATATTGCTGTTAATGAGACCAGTCAAAACAGGGTTGTTCTGTTTTTAGATTACATGAGGCCTTTGCCTTTTTGGTTGTCTTGGGTTAACTGGCTAGTGATAAAAAGCGCAAAGTTGCTTCCTTATTTCAAGACACCAATTAAGAGGCACAAAGAGTGGGAGAAGCGTTTTTATGGCGAAAAATAATAATATGGTCAAAGTCTTTATGGATAAAGGTTGTGTTGTTAACAATGATTTAACAAACTCTAGTTATGTTACACTAGAGGACGATAAATACAGTGTTTATGTGTCCTACAGCGGAGAACTTGCTTGGGAAAATTTTAATATTAACAATATTGGCGCAGAAAAGTTTTTTAGGCTGGCTAGTGAATAATTGGAGTTTAGTATGAAAAAGATGAAGAAAAAAGAATCTACTTCCTATATGGATGGTGGCGAGCTTATGAACCCCAATAAAGGAATAAATGAAGTAAAAGCAATGAAAGCAGGCGGTAAAACCACTGTAGCTCGCGGAAGTGGCGCGGCAAGACCTCAAAAGTTCGGGAAGAACGGATAAATGGCAATTGAAAAGCCGTTGGTTACACCTGAAGAGCTTACTGCTGAGGAAGCGGATGGTGCTTTAGAGATTGAAATAGTTAATCCTGATTCTGTTTCTGTTGAAACACCTGATGGTGGGTTAGTGTTTGATTTTGAAGGCGATAGTGGTGGCGCAAATGAAGTGCCATTTGATGGTAACTTGGCTGAACACATTGAAGATAAGGAACTCTCTTTAATTGCCAATGACCTTATTGGCGCATTTAAGTCAGATAAGGAAAGCCGATCTGATTGGGAAAGAACCTATATAGAGGGTTTAGACCTTCTAGGACTTAAACACGAAGATAGAACAACCCCTTGGGATGGTGCATGTGGCGTATTTCACCCACTACTGACCGAATCTGTTATTAAGTTCCAGTCTCAATCTATACAAGAGTTGTTTCCTGCGGGAGGCCCAGTCAAAACCGCTATTGTAGGCATTATAGACGCTGAAAAGGAAAAGCAAGCAGGAAGAGTCCAAGATTATTTAAATTACTTAGTCACTGAGAAGATGACTGAGTACCGAGCAGAAACAGAAAGACTGTTGTTTTCATTGCCTCTAGCAGGCTCTGCCTTTAGAAAAGTTTACTTTGACCCCAACATGGGTCGCCCTTGCAGTATGTTTGTACCTGCTGAGGACTTTGTTGTTAGCTATGGAGCCTCTGACTTAGTGACTTGTGAACGTGCAACTCACATCATGAAGCGAACAAGCAACGAAGTAAGGAAGCTACAGGTATCTGGCTTCTACTCAGACGTAGAGTTAGGCAACCCTAGCGACAACACTGATGAGATTGAAAGTAAATATAACGAGTTAACAGGTAACTCCCACGGATATGACAACGATTCTCGTCATACCATCCTAGAAATACAGATTGACCTTGATCTGGTTGGCTTTGAAGACATGATTGACGGTGAGGAAAGCGGAATACAGCTTCCTTATGTTGTTAGTATTGATTTAAGCTCACGAAAAGTTCTTTCTATACGCAGAAACTACTACGAAGATGACGAAAATCGCATGAAACGCGAGCATTTTGTTCATTATCAGTACATGCCGGGCCTTGGTTTTTACGGATTTGGCCTGATTCACATGATTGGCGGTCTAGCCAAGTCAGCTACCAGTATTTTACGGCAATTAGTGGATGCGGGAACGCTTGCTAATCTTCCCGGCGGCTTGAAATCCCGTGGATTACGCATAAAAGGTGATGATACGCCGATTATGCCGGGTGAATTCAGGGATGTAGACGTTCCCGGCGGTGCAATACGCGATAATATTAGCTTTTTACCCTATAAAGAGCCAAGTAACGTCCTGTATCAGCTTATGGGGGACATTGTAGAGGAAGGCCGTAGGTTTGCATCAGCCGCAGACGTAAAAGCGGCAGACATGAATTCTGAAGCTCCTGTGGGAACTACGCTTGCAATTCTAGAGCGATCCATGAAGGTTATGAGTGCAGTTCAAGCACGATTACATGCCTCAATGCGGAAGGAATTACGCCTATTATCGAAGATTGTGTACGATTTTGGCCCTACAGAGTACCCATATTCGTCTGAAGGAGACGCTGTAGTTGCTGAAGACTTTGATGGAAGAGTGGACGTTATTGCGGTTAGTGACCCTAATTCAGGCACTATGGCGCAAAGAATCATGCAATATCAGGCCGCATTGCAATTATCTCAGCAAAATCCAGAGATGTATGATCTTCCTTTATTGCACAGACAGATGCTTGAGGTTCTTAACATTAGGGATGCAGATAAAATTATCCCAAGAGATGAAGATCAAAAGCCAACAGACCCTGTTAATGAGAATATGAACATTCTTAGGGGCGAGCCTGTTAAGGCATTTATCTATCAAGACCATGAGGCGCACATTACGGCTCACATGGCTTTCATACAAGACCCTAAAATTCAAGAGCTTGCAGGTAAGAGTCCAAACGCTAAAGCAATGCAGGCGGCAATGGCCGCTCACATTCAGGATCATCTTGCCTTTGCTTATCGTCAACAAGTTGAGAAAGAACTTGGTGTTGAGCTTCCGCCAGAAAACGAAGCACTACCAGAAGATATTGAACTTAGAATATCTAGACTGGTGGCTCCTGCGGCAGAACAGCTTAAGGGCAAGAATCAGCAAGAGCAACAGCAAAAAGAAGCGCAAAAACAACAGCAAGATCCCATTGTTCAGATGGCACAAAAAGAGTTGCAAATCAAAGAGATGCAAGCACAAGCTAAGGCAGAGCTTGATCAGGCTAAGATGCAACTTGAAATGGCTAAGGCTCAGTCTAAAGCAGACTTTGATAGGCAGAAGCTTGATCAACAAGCTGAGATTGAAAAAGCTAAGTTGGCCGTTAAGATTGCCGAAGATAATGTTAGAGAGCAGTTAGAGTCAAGAAGGATTGCATCTAAAGACCAAATTGAAGGATTTAGAATAGGCCGAGAGATTGTGGAGTCTATAACAGATGAGTAGATCAGAAAATAATTCATTTGAGTATCTAAGGGATAAGTTAAGAAGCCAGATGAATGACTTAAGCGATCATATTTCTGGTGGCGCATGCAAAGATTATAATGAGTACGCAAAGTGTTGCGGAATCATAGAGGGTTTAGCCCTTGCAGAAAGAGAGCTTTTGGACTTAAAAAGTAAGTTAGAAGCTGAATAATTCATCGCATAAGGCGATGCACAACGACTCTGGACGTTAATTTCCAGTGCATAAGGCGGTATCTAATGAGTGAATCATTAGCAAAGGAAGAAGAAAAAGGAGAAAAGGCTAGTCAATTGCCTAGCCCGAAAGGGTATAAAATATTGATTGCTTTACCTGAACCAGAAGAAAAAACCGAAGGCGGAATTATTAAATCTGCCAAATCGTTGCAAGAAGAAGAAGTGGGTTCAATTGTAGGAATGGTGCTAGAACTTGGCCCAGACTCTTACTCTGATCCTCGGCGATTTCCATCGGGAGCTTTCTGTAAGGAAGGTGACTGGATTGTTATGCGGTCTTACTCAGGCACTCGTTTTAAGGTGCATGGGAAAGAATTCCGATTAATTAACGATGACAGCGTTGAAGCTGTAGTCCAAGACCCAAGAGGCATAGGTAAAGTATGAGTGAATTAAATGAAGTAGAAGACAACGAACAACAAGCTCCCGTAGCGGCAAGCTTAGAAGATAAATTTTTTGGCGTTAAAACAAAGATTGTCAAAAAAGAAAAAGATAAATCTTCTGATCTGGAAGCTGAGTCTGACATAGAGTTAGAAGTTGTTGATGACAGACCTGTTGATGACCGCAGGCCTGCAAAAACAGAAGCTTCTGAAACGTCTGATGAGGATGAGCTTTCAGGTTATAGTGAAAAGGTTCAAAAGCGCATAAACAAATTGCGTTATGAACAAAATGAAGAAAGGCGGCAAAGAGAAGCCGCCGAAAGAATGCGCGATGAGGCAGTTCGTGTTACTCAGACTCTTAACAATAAGAATCAAGAATACGAATCAATTATTCAGCGCGGTGAGTCTGCTTTAGTAGGACAGATAAAAGCAAAAGCGCAAATGACGCTTGAAAACGCTAAGGCTGTTTACAAAAAAGCTTACGAAGAAGGCGATACCGATACTGTCGTTAACTCTCAGGAAGCTTTGTACAATGCTCAAGCTGAGTTAGCTGAAGCTGACAAGTATGAAAGAAATATTAATGATCATCAAGCTCAGTTAGCGCAACAAGCGCAGTACAACCAACAGTATAGGGCGCAAACGCCTCAACAACCTGCTCCTCAAGCTCCTACAGTTGATCCAGAGGCTAAGGAATGGGCTGATAAAAATAAATGGTTTATGTCTCCTGACAGCAAAAGAATGACTGCAACAGCTTATGGGTTGCACGAAGAAGCTATTGTTGACAGTGGAATTAAACCTAACACTCTTGAATACTTTGACTTTATAGATAAAGGTATGAGAGAGTCGTACCCAAAATTTGATTGGCAGGATACTAGCGATACTAATGGACGTACCGCGCCTGCGACTGCTAATCAACGCTCCACGGTAGTGGCTTCATCCAATAGGAATAATGGAGCAAAACCGCGCAAAGTGCAGTTAACGTCCACCCAAGTTTCTCTCGCTAGGAAATTAGGGATTACCCCAGAACAGTACGCCAGACAACTCGCAAAGGAGAACCTGAAATGACTGAAGAGCGCACCCCCAGAGAAAGCAACTCACGCAAAGAAGATACTCGTCCTGATGATACATGGACACCCGCATCTATTTTACCTGACCCTACTCCACAGGAAGGTTATGTATTTAGGTGGGTTAGGACAAGCACTCTTGGAGAGTCAGATAATACTCATGTTTCTAGAATGTTTAGAGAGGGTTGGGAGCCTTGTAAGGCTGAAGACCACCCTGAACTTTTATTAACGTCAGATATTAACTCACAATTCAAAGGTAATATCGAAGTTGGCGGATTATTATTATGTAAGGCGAGTAAGGAGAGGATGGAGTCTAGAACTGCTCATTTCCAAAAAGCCGCTGATAATCAGATGGAGTCAGTTGACAACAACTACTTGCGTGAAAATGATCCTAGAATGCCTCTATTAAAACCAGAGCGTACCACTAGGACAACTTTTGGAAGGAACTAACCCTAATACTGGGGTAAGTTCCTTAAACTAAGATTAACTTTGTTACTTAAGGAGGCCTATAATGGCTACCACTGCTACCCCAACAGGCGCAGAACCAGTTAACACTCTTAGTGCGAGCGGCTCTTATTCAGGAAAAGTTCGGCACATGAAGATTGCTAACAATTATGGAACTGCAATTTTTTATGGTGACTTCGTAAAACCAGTCGCCGCAGGAGGCGTTGAGTTAGACGCAGGGACTGCAACATTAACTCCAATTGGAATTTTTGTTGGTTGTTCTTACACTGATCCAACTTCAAGCCAATTAACCTTTAGCCAATACTATCCCGCCAGTACAGCGGCAGATGATATCTCGGCTTATGTTGTTGATGACCCTGATCTTGTATTTAAGATTCAGGCTGACGGTACACTTGCTCAAACAACTATGTTTTTGAATGCAGGTGCTGTTCAGACCGCAGGAAGTACTTCTTTCGGACGCAGTAAAAACGCGCTTGATCAAAGTACAGCCGCAACAACAGCCACACTCCCACTACGAATTGTAGAATTTGTAGAGGGGCCAACCAGTGAAGTCGGTGATGCGTATACTGATGTTCTCTGCATTTATAATGCAGGCGATCATGCGTACCGCAATTCAACTGGCGTTTAAGGAGATATAACAAATGGCTATTTCACGCGCACAAATGCTCAAAGAGCTATTACCGGGTCTTAACGCCCTGTTTGGCCTTGAGTATGAAAAATATGATGACGAGCATACTCTTATTTATGATACAGAGAGTTCTGATCGTTCATTTGAAGAGGAAACCAAGCTAAGTGGTTTTGGAGCGGCTCCAGTTAAAAACGAAGGTTCTGCAATCTCTTATGATTCAGCACAAGAGTCTTTCTCTGCTCGCTACAACCACGAAACTATTGCTATGGGTTTTGCTATTACCGAAGAGGCTATGGAAGATAACTTGTATGATTCGTTATCTGCTCGTTACACCAAAGGTCTTGCTCGCGGTATGGCTTACACTAAGCAGGTTAAAGCGGCTAATCCTCTAAACAACGGTTTTACTAACTCGTTTCAGTCTGGTGACGGTGTAAACCTGTTCACTGCTGTTAGCGATGGTATTACTGGCGGTGGCGGTCACCCAACTGTAGGTGGTGGCTATAACAGCAACCGTCCTGCAACTGCGGCTGACTTAAACGAAACATCTTTGGAGAATGCAATTATTACTATTGCAGGATACACTGATGAGCGCGGCCTGCTTATTGCGGCTCGCCCTACTCGTTTGATCGTTCCACCTGCGTTGATGTTTACAGCAGATCGTTTGCTAGAGACTAACCAACGTGTTTCAACTGCTGATAACGACATAAATGCTATCCGTAATATGGGTGCGATTCCAGAAGGCTATTCAGTCAATCACTATCTGACTGACAGCAATGCTTTCTTTATTCTCACTGATATTCCTAACGGAATGAAGCATTTTGAGCGTACATCTCTTGAAACTAGCATGGATGGAGACTTTGATACTGGTAATGTTCGCTATAAAGCTCGTGAGCGTTACTCGTTCGGCGTATCCGATCCACTTGGCATTTATGGTTCTCCGGGATCAAGCTAAGTAGCTAAACAAGAAGGGGGTGTAAAAACCCCCTTTTTTATTTTTAACACGTTATTATTAACTATCCCTGACTGCTTAACAGCAGACTAACCCAGACAGGAGATTGACATGGGTACTACAACTTATACTGGAGCAGTTCGCTCCGAAAATGGTTTTTCAAGCATTTCTAAAAATAGCACTACTGGTGCAGTTACTACCAATTCTACTTACGGCACTAATGCTGTTGTTAGCGGAACCATCACTGGCAGGAAAGCAGTTAATACTGACTGGAATACTTCTAGTGCATTGGACGCTACTTTAACAGCGGCTCAATCAGGAACCTTGTTCTTAATTGATGGAACCGCAAACAATGTTATTAATCTTCCTGCCTTATCTACCGCTAACGTAGGCGTTCACTATGAATTCCAGTTGACTGTAGCTGTTGGCGGCTCTACGACTACTACCTTTGTACTTCCCGGTTCTGCTGTATCAGCTTTCCAAGCAATGGTTTCATTAGTTGCAGGGACAGCGGCTAACGCAGTTAGTGATGTAGCGGGAGACACTTTGACGCTAGTTAACTCAACCGTTCTAAACGCTAGAGTTTCTATGGTATGCGCTTCAGATGATGGAACAAACTCTAAGTGGGTTACTACTGTTCTATCTACCCCAATAGCAACTGTAGCTTAAGTTGCAGTTTAGTGTGGTAATATTAAGGGGTGGATTTCACCCCTTATTTTTTTAGGAGAATGTAATGGCTGATGCAGTCGCAACACAAACAATTTCAGATGGGCCGAAATACGCCACATTTAAGTTTACCAATGTCAGTGATGGCACTGGGGAAGCGGCAGTTAAAAAAATTGACGTTTCTGCCCTTAGTAAAGACCCGATAACAGGTCAATCTTGCACCAAGGTCAACATATCTAACATCTGGTACAGCACTGTAGGAATGAGCGTTAAGGTCTTATTTGATGCCTCTACAGACGTATTAGCATGGCATATATTAGCTGACTACTCTGATGAACTAGATTTTTCTGATTTCTCTGGAATACCTAACAATGCAGGTAGCGGAGTTACGGGTGATATTATGCTGACTACCGTTGGTCACACTAGCGGCGACACCTATAGTATCGTTATGAAAGTATTAAAATCTTATGGCTAGAAATTATAAGCTTGAGTATAAAAACTTTCATTCAAGGCCTGAAGAGAAAAAACGCAGAGCTGAACGAAATAAAGCTAGAAAATTGATGGAAAAGAGAGGCCTTGTTTGCAAAGGTGACGGTAAAGATGTTGATCACAAAGACAGAAACACAGGTAACAACAGTGTAAACAATCTTAAAGTCTCGTCTAAAAAAGCCAACAGGTCTAAAAACTCAAGAAAACGGGGGTAGGTATTTGTAATGGACGATAAAACAAAAAATATTTTAAAATCAATTAGCCCTCTATATGCAATGACTCAAGGATCAATGCCCGGAATTATTGGAGCGGGTGTTGACTATTACAATAAAAAGAAAGAAAGAAATAAAAAGCTTAGTGAAGAAAATATGATATCAGGAGGTGTTCCTGAAGCCAATAAAGTGGAAAGAACAACAATGTCTCATGGTGGGCGAGTTAGAGGCTCAGGTATAGCTAAAAAAGGCGTTCGTGCCTGTAAGGTGCGATAGCTGATTATAGGACTAAGCATGGTAAAAAAAACAGCTAAACCAAAAGTAAAAGCTTTAACTAAAAAACAAAAAGACACCTTGCGGAAGCATTCTGTTCACCATTCTGCAAAACATATGGCAGAAATGAAGCGGTCTATAAAGACTGGAGTGTCGTTTTCTGACGCTCACAAAAAAGCAATGAAGAAGGTAGGTAAATAATGCCAAGCAGTAAACCCGCAAAAGGCAAAGCAAAGGTTAAGGTAACCTCTTCAGGCAAAAAAGTTAGTTATGGACAGGCGGGAAAAGCTAAAGGCGGAGGGCCAAGAGTTCGAGCAGGTACGTCCAAAGGGGACAGTTACTGTGCAAGGAGCCTAGGCATCAAGAAAGGGCTTTCCAAGAAAAATCAAAATGACCCCAATACTCCTAACAACTTATCCCGCAAAAGATGGAAATGTTCTGGAGCTAAATCCAAAAGGAAATAAAGATGGCAACTAGCGGAACATACAGCTTTAATCTAGACATTGGAGATGCCATTGAAGAGGCGTTTGAGCGAGCAGGACTAGAGTTGCGTAGCGGTTATGATTACCGAACTGCCAGAAGAAGTATTAACCTTCTTATGCTTGAATGGCAGAATAGAGGTTTAAACCTTTGGACTGTACAAGAAGGAACTCAAGCCCTTACTAGCGGAGATGGCACTTATACTTTAAGTGGTGATGTTCTTGATATTATTGAGGCTTTTTTAAGAACAAACTCTGGAAGCACTGACAGCCAGTTTGACCAAACACTAACAAGAATATCAATAAGCCAGTACGCTCATCTATCTAACAAGTTAACAGAAGGAAGGCCTGTTCAGTTTTTCCTTGAAAAAGATCCCAGTGCAGTCACTATTAATTTATGGCCTGTTCCTGACAGTCAAGAAACTTACACTCTTGTTTACTATTTTATGCAAAGAGTTGAAGACACTGGATCACCTGCATCTAATAATATGGATGTTCCTTTAAGGTTCTTGCCTTGCTTGGTTGCAGGGCTTGCTTATCAACTTAGCGTTAAGTACGTTGAGGCAAACCAGAAAGCTCCTTTGCTAAAAGCAGAGTATGAAGAGCAATGGAGTCTTGCCGCAGACGCAGACAGAGAAAAAGCCTCATTATTTGTAACTCCGGGAGGCTATAGGTTTTGACAGCATCAAAAGGTAAAAGAGCCTTTGGGTTTTGTGACAGAACTGGTTTTCGCTATAAGCTAACAGACCTTGTTCCGCAGATTGAAAATCAAAGATGGAATGGCTTGTTAGTTGGAAAAGACGTTGTTGATGTTGACCAACCTCAGTTACAACTGGGAAAATTAGCTATATCTGACAATCAATCTTTATTAAATCCACGCCCAGACAGGGCTTTGGATGAAAGTAGACGTTTATTTGCGTTTAACCCTGTTGGCGGAGGCATTACTGAGTTAGGAAGCTTTACTGTGGGGTTAGATATAAAAGGCAATGTAGGAAAAGTTAAGGTGGTAATAGGCTAATGGCATTCACATACACTACGCTAAAAGAAACAATACAGGATTATCTGGAAACAACTGAAACTACATTTGTAGATAACCTGCCAAACATTATTACTCAAGCAGAAGAAAGAATAATAAAAGACGTACAGCTTCCTGATTTTAGGAAGAATGTAACAGGTTCTTTGACAGCAGATAATCAATACTTGTCTGCGCCTACTGACTACTTAGGCGTTTACTCTTTAGCTGTTGATAACAGTGGGTATGAGTACCTATTGAATAAAGATGTTAACTTTATTAGAGAAGCCTACCCATCAAGCGCGGTTACTGGTGTTCCTAAGTATTACGCAATTTTTAATGAAAGCACCATTATAGTAGCCCCAACGCCAAACGCATCGTTTACTGCTGAGTTGCATTACTTTTACAGGCCAGAGTCAATTACCGTGTCGTCCACAGGTACAAGTTGGTTAGGCGATAATGCTGAAAATGCACTATTATATGGCTGTTTAGTAGAGTCATATACCTTTCTTAAAGGAGATGCTGATCTTCTACAGCTTTACAAAGTTCAATACGATGAATCTGTAGGCAGGTTAAAAACTCTGGGTGAAGGATATGGAACCACAGATAGCTACAGGTCTGGCGCAGTGCGTCAGGGAAGGAACTAAAATTGATTAATGTAGGTTCGGCTCAAACAGGTGTTGTTAATGTTGTTACATCAAACAACAAAGGACTTGATGCAGGTCATTGGGCAGAAAGAGCTACAGATAGAATTGTTTCAGTAGGTGGAAGCTGTCACCCTGCAATTAAAGATCAAGCGGAAGCATTCAAGGATCAGGTAAACAAAGTTGTAATGTTCTACATGGAACAAGCAATAAAAAGCGACAGAACAACTTTAATTGCGTTACTTGAGCAAAACCAACACAAAGATGTAGCAGAAATCATCAGGAGATTATAATGGCAATATCGCAAGCAATGTGTACTTCGTTTAAAAAAGAATTAATGGAGGGAACACATAACTTTTTAGCATCAGGCGGCAACTCGTTTAAGTTAGCCCTATATACAAGCTCCGCCACTATGGGCGCAACAACTACAGCTTACTCCAGTACAAATGAAGCAAGCGGAACAAACTACACCGCAGGAGGGGCGGCATTAACAAATGTTAACCCAACAACGTCAGGAACCACTGCGTTTACTGATTTTGCTGATTTAACCTTTAGCAACGCCACTGTCACTGCAAACGGATGCCTTATATACAATGACACCAACAGCGACAAAGCAGTCTGTGTTTTAGCCTTTGGTGGTGACAAAACATCTACAGCAGGTGATTTTACAATACAATTCCCAACAGCCGATGCGTCTAATGCAATTATAAGAATAGCCTAGTAACTCATGGCTATTGTAAACGGTTTTGGCAGAGGCGAATGGGGACAGCTCACTTGGGGTGAGCCAATACCTGTTGTCGTTACTGGCGTTGCAGGAACCTCTGCTCTTGGCAGTGAAAGTGTAGTAGCAGAAGCTAATGTTGCGGTTACTGGGATTGCAGGAACAACAGCCCTTGGCAATGAGACTGTACAAGCCAATGCTGATGTAGATG